TAAACATACCAACCAAGCATACAACTGATATTTTATAATTTTTTACATCATCTATAACTTTATCTTTTTTTGATTTATTATCTTGTCCTATTAAATATTCTGATTTAATATTCAATTCTTTTAATCTTTTATCAAAATTAATTGCTTTTTCAATTTTATTGAAATAAATAAACATTGGAGACCATGTTAAATTATCTTTGACTACTTTTAATAATCCTTCTGTTTTATCACCTTGACTGAAATATTCTACATTTAAAATATAATCAGCTAAATAACCTCTATCAATTGCATCTCGTAAATTCATTTCATAATCTAAATCAGAATTATCTTTAAATGTTGCTGTTATCATTAGTGTTTTTTCACATTTTATATTAAATATTTTATCACTAATAATCTTATTTTTTTTAGATTCACAATGATGAGCTTCATCAATAAATTTATATTTAAAATTTATTTTTTTTGGAATATTATCAACACTAGCATTAACACATATAATTAAATTATTCTCTTTATTTATAACTTTTCTTCCTTCACAAATCAATGATGTTTTAATATTTAAATCTTGAGCTAATTTAAAAATTTGTTTAGCTAAATCAACCCAAGGACAAAATATTATAAATTTAGATTTATTATCTATTTCTAAAGATTTAATAATTATATCCATCATAATATATGATTTTCCAGTTCCGCATGGTAATTGAAATTTTACAATATCATTCTCAGAATTTCTAAATATTTCTGAACATTCTAATAGATAATCTCGTTGTTCAATAATTATATTTTTTTTAGTATCTATTTCATTATTACTATCATTTAAAATAACATTATCTAGATTAATATTTTTTAATAAATCATCATAATTATTTCTAATAAAATTTATATTATTTTTTTCAATACAATTCAAACACATTTTATCAATTTTTGCTTGATTAGTTGTAATTAAACTTAATTTATTTATATTTAAAATACCATTGGAATAAGTAAAAAATTTTGAAAAATCTGACCAAGTTATTAAACTATTTTTATCATATAATTTTACTTGAGCTGATATTGTAAATAGTAAATCAATCAAATCAACGCCATAATCTCGGAGATGCGGTAAATTAAATTTTTCACTTGAATTCGGAGGTAAATCTTCCCATAATATCATATTGTATTTTAATGCATTCAATATTTCAAATATTTTATATTCTTCTAATTTTTCTATATTATTTTTATGACGATATACTACATTTTTATATTTATTAATGTATTTGAAATATTCTTCCATTGATCTAATAAATAACAATTATATTTATAATTATTTTTTGATTTTAATTTCAATTTTTTTTCCAAATTAATTTTTATTACTGGATTGCAAAAGTATGACTCTTATTTAAAAATTATATAGATAAATCATATAATAAATATAATTATTTTTTAGCATAATAATCCTTAATTACTAATATTTATATAAATTATGACAATTTTATTAAAAAATGACAAAAATGACACTTTTTTAAAAAGATTTTTTAAAAATATATTATTAATATTATAAATTTTTTTAATATTATGACAATTTTAAAAAAAAATGACAAAATGACAATTTTTATAAAAGATTTTATAAAAATATATTATTAATATTAAAATTTTATTTTAAAATGACAAAATGACAAAATTTTCTATTTTTTATAAAAAAAAAATTGAAATAATATTTTTAATATTTTTTATAATTTTATTTGTTTAGTAATATCGTTAATATGAACAACAATGAATTTATAATATATAGTGTTAAAACTACAAACTTTGGAATTGATAATTTTAAAGATTTTTTAAAAGATAATAAATTAATATATAATAACATAAATGATATAGTAAATGAGATAGAAAATAATGATAATTATTATTATTTTAGAATAAATAAAAAAAATGAATATATTTTATTTGGTGATATTGATCATTTTGATAATACATTTGATATATTTATTAAAAAATTTATAAACTTTATGGAAGAATTTTATAATATTATTATTAATGAAGATGATTTTTCTTATACTGAAAATGATTATAAAAAAGGTTCTTTTCATTATAGTATTCCTAAATATCATGGTTCTATAAAAAAAATTAAAGAAATTCATCAGAATTTTTTAAAAATTTATAAAAATGATTTTATAAAAAAAATTAATAAAAAATTAATTAATATGATTGATACATCAATATATTCTGATCATTGGTTTAGATGTCCTAACCAATCAAAAACATTAAATGATAATAGCAAACATCTCATTATTAAAGGTAATATGAAAGATTTTATTATTGATTATATACCTGAATATAGTGTAAATATTAATAAATATAAATATAATAATATTGAAACTGAAGAAAAAGAAGAAAAAGAAGAAATTATTAATATAAATGAAGAAAATCAAATTATAAATAATTCTATAAATATAAATAATTTAAATGAGATTGATAACAAATATGATAATGAATTAATGTTAAATATAAATAGAGAAGATACTCTAGCACTTACTAATACTATATATCATTGTAATACTTATAAAGAAATTTTTGATAAATGTTATGCTCAAGAAAGATTTGAAATTTATGAGTATTGGTTAAGTGTAGGTATGAGTATTAAAAATACTATTTTTGATGAAAATAAAGCATTAGATTTATTTAATTATTTTTCATCAAAAGGAAGTAATTATGCTGGAGAAGAAATAACTTCAGATAAATATTCAACTCTAATAAAAAAAAATTATGATCAAGGATATGGAATTGCAACAATATATTATTATGCTATTATTGATAATAAAACAAAATTTGTTGAAATTATGAGTAGAAATAAAATTCAATTAGGTCAAACTGATATATGCAGATATATACATGTATTAGCAGGTAGAAGATTTATTTATAAAAAAGATATGGATACTTATAAATTATATTGTTATGATAATAAATTCTGGCAAGAAGATTATATTATATTTAGAATTTTTATTAGTAAAGATTTATATCATTTTTTATCTGATTTGATAACTTCTTTATATTGTGATGAAAATTTAATAAAATCAAATAAAAATTTAATAAAAGAATATACGAATTTAAAAAGTAAATTAGAAAAATTAAAAAGTATTTCATATAAAAAAGAATTACAAGAAACATATAAAGAATATGGTTTGAATAATGATATTATTTTTAATGATAAATGGAATATATTTGCATTTAATAATATTGTTTATGATTTAGAAAAAAGTGAATTTAGAGAACATAGATATGATGATTATATATCAATTACAACTGGATATGATTGGGTTGAACCTTTAGAAGATGATATCAAATATATTAATGATTTAATTAAAATTATTATGCCAATTGAAGTAGAAAGAGAATTATTTTTACAAATATTAGCAACAGGATTAGATGGTAAATGTTTAGAAAAATTTGTAATATTTAATGGTTCAGGGGGTAATGGTAAAGGAGTATTAAATGATCTATTATTAAAAGCAGTAGGATCTTATGGAATTATAGCTAATAATAGTATTTTATTTGAAACTAATAAAACAGGATCTAATCCAGAAAAAGCCAATTTACATAAAAAACGTTTAGTTATAATGAGAGAACCAAGTGAAAAAAATAAATTTGAAAATTCAGTAATGAAAGAATTAACAGGAGGAGGTTTATTTAGTGCTAGAACTCATAATGAAAAAACAACAGAAAAAGAATTAAATTTAACATTAATAGTTGAATGTAATAAAAAACCTAATTTTTCTGAAGAACCGAAAGAAAGTGAATCTAGACGAATTATAGATATATTTTTTAGATCAACATTTACCACAGATAAAGATTTAATAGATGAAACAAATAATATTTATGCAGCAAATTCTTATTTAAAAACGAGTGAATTTCAAAATAAATATAAATGTGCATTATTAAAAATTTTATTTGAAGTATATAAAAAATATAAAGATAATAATTATATATTAATAATACCAGAAACAATTAAAGAAAGAACGAATGTATATTTACAATCTTCATGTTTTTTATTAGAATGGTTTAAAGATAATTATATATTAACAAATGATAAAAAAATATATACTAAAATATCTGATATATATGAAAATTATAAAACAAGTGAAAATTATTTATTATTATCTAATAGAGAAAAAAGAAAATATAATAATAGATTTTTTGTAGAATATTTTAAGAATAATTTATTTATTAAAAAATATTATAAAGAAAGAGATTCAAAAAATAGAAATTTCTTAATTGGTTGGATAAAAAAAGAAATGAATGAATCAGATTCAGATTCAGATACAAATACAAAATTATGATTATAAAAAAAATGTAAAAAAATATATAAAAATATTATAAATTTATAAAAATAATAAATTTATATAAAAACTAATAAAAATATGTCATTTTTAATAAAATTTGTCATTTTTAATAAATTTTGTCATTTTTATAAAAATCTAAAAAAAATATATAAATAATATTATAAATTTTTATAAAAACTAATAAAAATTTGTCATTTTTAATAAAATTTGTCATTTTTTATAAAATTTGTCATTTTTATAAAATATGTCATTAATGTAAAAAAAGAATTTAAGAAGCTAATAAAACCTAAAATATTTTATTTACATAATTCTATTAATTTTTTTATTTTATCTAAATCAGATAAATCATTTAAATTTAATGCACTAATAAGATTACCATTTGGTTGTATTTTTAATAATTCAAATAATCTAATAGATGTAATTTTTTTTTTTTCAAAATAAATATCATTATTTTTATTTATATTTAAAAGTTCATTAATTAAATAACAGAATAATCTTGTTAAAGGTTCATCAGTTTCTAATTGTATTTTACATATCCAATAATTTATACCATAATGTAAATATAATTCTTCATTTTCATTAATATCTTTACTTGCATATATTTTTAATATATTTTTTTTATCTTTTGAAAATCCACAATTTGATTTTTCAATAGATTTATTATTGTAATTTTGTATTGCTAATTTAATTTTATTATTTGAAACTTTATAACAAAAATTATCATCTCTATAATCATCTATTAATTCAAAATTGTAACTGTCATTAATATATTGTCCAATACCATCTTTATTTTTTATTTTTTTACTTCCAATATAATTTTTATTAGTAAATGGATTTTTTATTGAATATATAAAATCATCAATAGATTTTATATTTCCTTCACAAGCATCGTAAAAACAAATATATTCACCTTTATTATATTTTTTTGTTGTGAATACACCATATCCAGCATTATTTATATTAGATATTTTTAAAGTAGTCATAATTAAGCATATTAATTATATTAATTATATTATTATAATTTATTAATCAATTTTTATTTTTATATAAAAACTAATAAAAATTTTTCATTTTTAAAAAATTTTGTCATTTTTAATAAAATTTGTCATTTTTAATAAAATTTGTCATTTTTAATAAAATTTGTCATTTTTAATAAAATTTGTCATTTTTAATAAAATTTGTCATTTTATATTATTTTATAAATTATTAATAAATATATCAATTAGATATTCTATCAGTGATTATATTTTTTGTAAAGTTTTTCCTAGGTCTTCCAACATGTTTTTTTTCAATTTTAATAATAGATCTATCAGTTAAATTGTTTTTAGAATCATCGGATTCAGTATCAGAAATGATATAAGAAATATCTAAGATTTTTCTTTTCTTTGAAAAATCATGTTTTTCCCTAAGATCTACAATCTCTTTTTTTAAATTAGAATTTTCTTTCTCTAATTCATAAATAGTTTTTCTCATAGATTCACTATCTAATTTCAAAAATGAAATCTCATTATTCATATAATAACTTTTATTCATTTCTAGTAAGAGTTCATTTTTTAGAATAGTTTTATAGAATTCTTCAGGAACTTTAACAAGAATTAAATATAAATTTATAGAATCAATTAATTCCAATTTAATATTATCTTCAACTTTTGAAATTTGAAATTTATCTTTATTTTTAAATAATTCTTTAAATTTATGAAGATCTCCTTTCAAATATTTTTGAATAAATTTCTCATCTGGTTTAATATATTTTCTATAAATATTCCAATCTTTATCAGTATATTTAAAAACTAATGTAGATTCAATTAAATAAATCCTTAAAATCCCAGAGGGTAATAAAAAACCCATTTGATCAATGATATGTTGCATTGTAAATACTTTATATATAAACATTTAATGAAAATATTTATATAAATTATTTCAATTTTTAAATAAAAACTAGATAACGCTAACGAATTATAAATAAAAATATATATATTAAATACCGAAATGTCTAATGATAGCACCTCTACCTCTTAAATTTTTTGAACCTCTAGGACGACCACGACCTCTTTTTACTTCAGTATTTTTGACAGTAAGTTTTTCAAAATCAGAATCAGAAACATAAATAGAAGATTTTAGTGTTGAAATTTCTTGTTCTAATTCGTCAATTTTTCTTTTTGAAGAAGTATCGTTCTGTTTTAATGATTCATTTAATTTCAAAAGTCCAGTATTATGATTTTCGAGTTTAGAATTTTCTTGTTCTAATTCGTCAAATTTTCTTTTTAAAGAAATATTTTCCTCCCCTAGCCTAAAAACTTCATTTTTTGATTCGATCAATAATTTTCTAAAATAATCAGCTTCAATATGAATTTTTTTCAAAATGAATTCAAGATTGATTGGATAAATTAATTTTAATAAATATCCCCGATGGGGTGGTGTATTAAAACTATTAAATTCAAATTTATCTTTATTTTCAAAAAAAGTCATAAACCTATTAAGATCACGGTTTAAGTAATTACTAACAAATTTATCTTCTTGTTTAACTGTATATAGATAAGAATTAAATAATTTATCAGTAAATTTAATATTCAAAGTAGTTTTATCAGTTGCAAATCCAATCATTAAAGTTCCAGTTGGAAATACATGTTTAATAGCTGAGCTTAATAGATTTTCAATAGTATTCATATTAATATTTTTATATGATTTTACAAATGTAATTATTAATATTTTTAGTATCATTTTTTTTATACTTAAAAACTAGATAACTCTAATAAATTATAAACTCCCCCCACCCCCCCAATTATATATATTAACTATTATGATTAAAATTTAATGTTAAATTTTGAACATTTAGTGAGTTTTTTTCTTTATTTTTTGAACCTAGA